TTTATCTCATATAGCAAAAAGAAAAAGCCCCGTCAATATAACGGGGCTTTTCCGGTGTTATGTGCTGGCCGGTTATGCGGCCACCTTGTCCAGTAATCCGCCTGCTTTGCGCTCTAAATCAATCCGGCTATCTTGATGCGGGATATCACGGGCAAGCGCGGTGATTGCCTGCGCCGCATCCCAAACTGACCGAATGGGCTTGTCTTCTTCTTGCAAATGACGAGCGGCGGCGGCCTTAGCCATGCGCTGGCTAAGTCCTGCCCGTTTGGTTAAAAATTCCAACCGGTCTTCGTCGGTACGTGCAACGACTGCACCCTGCGCGGCCTGTACGCCGTCCAGAAAATTTGCGGTTGCCCCATGCGCGAATGATTGCAGGGCTGGCGCGGCCTCATAGGCAAACCGGTCAGGGGCAAACTTAGTATGCCGGATTTTAATTTCCTGAAAGTTTTCCACGCCCCAAAGATTGCGGTTCATGCATACGCCGCGCAGATACATGGCCGCAATTCCGGCAGTCTTGGAACCGGTCTCACTATTCCATGCATAAAAGCCCCTGAACATTAAATCAGGGTCACCATTGGCAAGCTTGCCAACTTCAATCGGATGCGTGTCGTCTACCAAGAACAGGAACACGTCGCGGTCACTAGCGAACAGGGTTGTCGTGTCTTTAGTCACCGGAACAAAGGGGTCATAAATAGCGCGGCCTTCTTTTTGGCCTGTCATCATGCCCGGGATTTTCCAGCGGTCAGGGTCAGCAAACTTTTTCACTGCCTCAATGATTTCAAAATCATAAATCCGGCCATAATCCGCACCGGTTGCCGCCCGTAGATCACCGCCTTCGGTGGCGTGGCCGTATGCCTTCACCAGTTCTTTTGACCGGTTATAACGCAAGCCCCATTGCAGGGCGTCCGCCGCTATAGGTGCAGGCAGGTCTTTAAGATAACCGGCAGGCGCACCGGCCAACTGGGATAGCTGACCAAAAGACCAATTTGTCGGGGCGTTGAAAGCCTCGTGTCCCTCTTCGTCGGTATACTCAACAAAGATATCCCCACGGCTGGGGTTCTCTTCATCCAGCTTGCCAACAATGTTCATTTTATGAGTGTTGACAATCCGGCTGTTCATAGAGCGGGCGTCCTGCGTTTTAAAGGCCAGCATTTCATCCAAAGACAAAAACGTCTGGTGATCCGGACGGCTGAACCATTGCGACGATACCGCGCTGTTGCCGATACCATGCTGAAGGGCATTAGTCTGATAAGCCCCTGTTACAGCCGGTTCAGTATGTCGGCCTGAAGGGTTTACATCACCTTGCATAATGCCGTTCTGTGGTGAACCGTCAATCTGCATTAGGTTGTTTGTGTTTTCAATAATATTCTGCATGTCAAATGCTCCCGTAGAAAATGCGGACCGGAATTGGCCCGTAAAGGTGTTGTCTCATAACTTCTCATATAATGCAAGTAATTTTTTCAAAAAGTTATTCCTCTATAAAGAACCCTCCCCACTCATATTCATCTTCCTCAAATTGCCCGTCATCTATCATGTCGATTAAACCGATTTGACCTTCCGATAAAATCCAAAGTAAGGCTCTGTATTGACCGGCTGGAACATATAAAGTACATGAACCATTCTTGTTTACTTTTAGTCTTGACCGTTTTGTCATAATCTTATTTCCCATAAAAATTAACTTTCAATCTCTATAGGTTATCAAACAAAATTCTGGAATTGACGGGTTGGGACAAAAATAATTTAAAAAAGTTAAAACCCCGTCAGCGATGACTGACGGGGCTTTGTTTATCTGCGCCTGCGACGGGTTGGTTTACTGTTTGCCCTGCGGCTTAGTTCTTCATAATCTTTGCCATAAAGCAGGCGGCCGATAAGACTAAATAATATCATGTTGGTTTATTCTCCCTTGTTTCAAGATAATAGTTTAATTCCTGCAACACCCTGAAGACATGATTGACGGGTTCGCCCTCTTCAAAATAGTGTTGCTGTTCACTGCCCCAGTTATAATCAATCAACTGGCGCAATCCCTTTAGCATCCGCTGTTCGGTTGTTTCACTCATGCCAACACCCATTTTTTGCGCTTCGCATAAACGGCCTGTAACAAAGCCTGCATCCGCTGGATTTTATCGGCATCCGAATCCGAAAGCGCGTTTATATTAATAGGACTGAGAAGACCGGTATGCTCGAAGATACCTTCGCCGGTTTCTTTCATGTCACAAATGCTGAAGATTTCTTCTAAATCTCGGACGGCTTCCATGACATTACATAGCCTCATCTGGTCAGAGGCAACTAAGACTTTATGCTTCATCGTTTTAACTCCCGTAGTTTGTGAACGATAACCCACATATATGGGATTATGTCGGACAGGTCAAGTCAAAAATGGTTTCCCACACAAACGGTTGCTCACATCTAAACAGGGGTTCTACTTTGCTGATGCCGTCCATTTTTAAATCGACTGCCGCGCTGGCAGGATATAACAGGCATTCAGCCGGTTCTGTCGGCTTGGTCTGCCGCTTAATCAAAACCCAACATGATCCATGCTGGTGTTTAGTAAGCCATGCCACCTGAGACGGACGCAACTCAACACGGTTGCCGGTACAATATTTTAATTCGATAAAGTTAAATGCGCCGGTCTCATCACATATGACAAGGTCTGGTATGCCTGCGCCTACCCAGTTTTCAATCCTCGTCAGAGATAGTTTCCTCGGTGACCTCTGCGCCGCTTCCTTCACTTGTTTGTAAAAGCCGCCCTCTCGCTTTGTCGCGATTACCGGTGTTGTCTTTTTCTTCTGGGGTGATGTCGATTGTGATTGGGGCATAACTATTCTTGATTTCCTCTAAGGCTTTCAAAACTTCGTCCTTATTCATGCTGTCGATTGACCCATGACGGACTTCCGATTTGCTAACATAGATGTCGCCCTGCGCTTGACCTCTCCGATACTCAGCTTGAACAGCCGCAGAATAAGCCCCGTTTTGCAGAGCAACATCACGGATATTTTGTAAATCACGGATATGGCGCAGATAAGTTATCCCGTATTTTGCGTCCAGTTCGTTTCTATAAGATTGGATGGCGTGAACAACATGAGGTGATATGGCAGGGTTAGTCAGTTCATATGCCCTCGTATGGGCAGAGGTGGCTGAGTACCCAGCATTGATTGCCGCTTCTCTCAAAGTTATCTGGCCGTCCTTGCTAACAAGCTCTTTTACAAAAAGCTCTTGCTTTCGCGTCAAAGGCTGGGCGGCGGTCGCTTTCTTCCGTCCACGGGTCTCAATCTTAGCCATAAGAACAATCCTCAGTTAAAAAGGTCAACATCCTTATTTTGGAATATACTATATAGGGGGAAAATTCAAAAAATATTTTTTTCTGATTTTGGCACACTAAGGCCGATTTTGATTTTTGGTCTAAAGGTAACACCTCTGTAAACAATGGTGTTACCACTTGTGTTACCCCTAAAATCTTCTGTATCCCTTGTATATCAACGGTTACAGAGATGGGTAACACCGGTAACGTCAGTACCGCCATATTTTTTACTAAAAATATTTTTTTCTTTTTTCTCCCTATATAGGTAAAAGACAAAATAACGGGGCAATCCGAAGACTGCCCCGTGGTCCGTGGTTCGCGGTCAAAGCTACTTTGCGTGTAGCTCGAAGACCTCGGCCACTCGTGCTCGGCGTTTCACCCGCTTATCGCGGATGCTGACAATTTCTTTAGTGAGGCCACAGACATAACGTCTGCCCTGCACTAATTGCCAATGCCAGCCTGCTACGACAAGGAATACGCTTTTAGCGTCCCTGTCTTTAACAGAAGCCTTTAGCCAACCGGCCAGCGTGACACCGTCCGTGCGATTGAATTTAACGTCCCAGTAATGTCGGACATCCCTCATTCGGATACCGTTCATATGCAGGACATCCATCAGCTCGGTTGTGCCGGTGCCGGTAATCATGCGGCGGCCGGATGCTCGTCTGAGCTGGGCGGCGGCCTCGCCGGTTGTCATGCCGGTGATTGCACTGATTACGGCTGGCCCACAAAAGCGGTTTTTATCCCGCTTGGATGAACCGTGGTTGACAGGCTTAATGCGAAGATTGGTCATAAGACCCTCCCGTAGTTATTAACAATAAGAAACAGCGATACCCAAAATGGGTATTAAACCACCTCCAACAGGTGGTGGACGAGGCGGCTACTGGAACGAAAGATCGCCAGTCAGCACTGCGGCTGTAGGGTCATACTTGGTGTCTTCACCCCCTCGCCCGCACAATCATTTCTGATTGTTCTTATACAATAGCACATAATCCCATACTTGTCAAGTTAATTTTTTTAAAAAATTATTCCCATAAAATTACTCATTATGAGTATTAACCTAATTTAAGTTAAACTCCCATAATCGCCCATAGAAGCTCATACAGTGGCTTCAGGTGTTTTCCGGTGGGTAAGTACCACGGGCCGTGCTCATCGCATTTTTAGCTTCCAGCCTTGGTTACAGGCCGGTATATGTTAGGGGCAGAGATATTGGGATCGGCTGGTTAAAACTTTCTCTGCCCCTAAAAAATAAAAAGACCGCTGAGTGCGGTCTTTTCTTTTATACGAGCCTTTGCCCTTTTTGGTTTTTATCACCTGCATCTTGAACCGTGTTTAATGGCACGTTTCATTTTCGGTTTCCTCATATTCAGCCGCGATACGCGCACCGCTAGCCATGCACGATGTAATCATGCCTATGGCTGTTGTGCTGTTTGGTGAGCTGACGATGAGGCGGAACACAATTGCAGTGAGCATACCACCGAGCACGGCACCGGCGTTGAGGTCTTCGTCCATCATTTCATCAATAAGGGCGTTTATCTCATCACCAGCTCTGTCGAAGTCTGTTTCGCTCATCCGCGTTTAATCCTTTCCCATGATGCCAAGACCCGTTGTGCGCGGGC